GGACTATTTACCGGCCTCTCGCTTGAGCACAGCTGCAAGGTCAGGGTCGGTAGCTTCCAAGGCCATTTGCCTGGTTAAGTTAATACTACCTTCCAACCAAGGATTAGCGATACCTGCAGCACCAGCAGTTCCTGTAGTTGGCTTAGCGCCCATGCCAGCTTGTGCGCTTGGCTTGAAGTGATGTTCAAAGCCAGAGCCAGGATTTTTAAGTTTTGCAAGGTAGACATTGATGTCTTCCTCAACGCCACCGTTCAGTACTTTGACGCTGCCGTCATCTGCTTTTTTCAGATTGCTCTGAACAAGCTGCAGCATTTGCTCGGCATTGATCGCACCAGACTGACTAATCGCTGACAGAGCAGTCGTTTTCATCGCCGCTGTCTCGTTAGAAGTGCGAAGCTCTTCCAGCTGACGTTGCAACTCAGCAATTTGCTGATCCTTCTCTTGCGCTGTTTTATTGGCTTCCTCCCAAAGAGTTTTAAACTCTCCAGATTCGGCCATTTTTTCAGTTTTAGCCTCTTTTTGGGCATTCAAAAACTCGTCCAGCTTTCGCTGCAACTCTTCTTTGCCCTCACGGCTTTTACGGTTTTCACCGATAAGCTTGAAATTTTGAGCCTTTAAGGCTTCAAGTTGAGCAGACAGGTCACTTTGTTCAGCCACAGGCTGCTCCGGGGACGCCACAGGCGTCTCCTGAATGACTTGTTCTTCCATTACTAGAAAAGAATTTACTCTTCTACCTTACTTGCCTTTGCTTTTTTAGCGGCAGGTTTTTTGGCAGCAGGTTTTGCAGCAGGCTTGGCAGATGTTTCGGAGGAAGGATCCCATGAATCAACAAGTTCCCATTTGTAGGAACCATCAGCCTGCAATACCTTGTCGAGGGACTTGGCCATGCTGTAAAAAGCGATTTAGTCCTACTGTAACTCTGGTGCTGAATCTGGCGACTCAGCTGCTGTAGGCAGGATTTCACCCTGAACCAGCATGTCGCGGAACTCTTCGCGACTGATCACTTGATCTTCAAACAGTTGACCCATCGCTGCAATATCTTGGCCAATCAGGCGTTGCAGGTCAAAGTCACGGCTAATCTTCACTTTGGGTGGCTCAAGATCCAAGTAATTGGCCGCCAGGTCATAAGACTTCTGCAAGCCGGACTCCAAATCCATCGACACCATCGACAGCATCGAATTCGTGTCAATCCGATCGAGACGGCGTGCGTCGGCAGATTCAGCAACAAACTTTTGCTGGCTCAGCGTGCTGATGCCTAACGTCCCCATCTGCTGCTGTAACTCACGGATTTCCGCCGATTGTGCTTCAAACGCGCTTGCCGCAGGCTCCACGTAATAGACCTTGTTACCCGGCTGGGTCGCCATCGCATAATTAACGCTGATAGCCACGTCTTTCGTCTGGTCGTCCCAGCCCTCAAGGACGAGCATCGGTTGCGAAGCGATGTGGAGACTGTGAATAAGATCCGCTTGCCGTTGATAGTGCGCCAGATTGAGATGGGCAATGTCCAGTAGCGGTGGCTTACTGGTCATTGTGTCCGTTTTATTCGCGTAGATCGTCACCAAGGGGATTTGATCGAGCGAGTAAGGACCAGACTCAACCAGTTCATACTCCGACGTAGCGTCGGATTGATCGAATGCAGAGGGGTATGGAAACTTCCCTTGCATTTCTTTCTTTTGCTCTTCTTGCCGAAAGACGCGATAACGACCTGGCTCGATGACACGTACTTGGTCATAAACTTTTTCGCCAAACTCGCCGTCAGGGACTACAGCCTTTTCCCCAATCCGAACTTGCGTAAGGTTTCCGTAATTGGTTTCGCGGTCCAGTCGCCAACCGTAGACGTTGGTCGGATCCACTTCAATCCAATAGGGCCGACGATTAAGAGCACGCTCCTCTGCAAGACTTCTCGCGCCCGAAGGTGCAGGAAAATCAACCAGCGTGTGACAGTGCCCATACGTCAGGGCACAAATCAAGAGTCGTCGAGCGTATTCATCTAGATCCGATCCACAACCATCAACGTCCTTATTAAAAACATCTGTCCAATAAGGGTCGCCTTCTACGCTAATTGGCTTGCGAAGTATTAAGCCTGCCGCCGCTCGAATCAATCGTTGCGTGTAAGGCGTGAAAACCGATCGGTTGACTCGTGCCAGATACGCGGAGTAGTCCTCACGAGGCTCTAGCGGTAGAAATGCTTCGCTGTTTTCACGCAAATACTCCGTTCCGTTGGTCACGGCTTTCATGATCTCCCAGCCCTTCATCTGGTCGATCACAGCTCGTGTTCGCACAAACGGACTATCAACACTTCCCATGTAGGAAGAGCTGACGAGATGCGTCCTGACGAGCCCTGGAACGGAGTAGGTCATGTCACCATTTCACGCGGTTTGCCCAGTAAGCAGCACTGGTTTTGCCTTTAGCGATGTTTTTGGCATGTCGCTTCTTAAAAGCAGCACGCTTCTTTTTCATCGCCTCGCTTTCGCCAGGCTTTGGCTTGCCTGCTGTTTTGGCACCCTGCTGACCAAATCGAATCAGCCGATCCTTGCCGTTGTCTTTGATGACAACAGCGTGAGATTTACCACTGGAATGACCAGGGGTGCGGATCGGTTTGTTGTAGCCATCAAAAACGTGGCCACCACGCTCGATTTTGGCCATCAGATCAACCCTTATTCAAGGTTGGAAGTGATAGCGCCGCTGGTGACGAAGTTGCAGGTGGCAACGACCAAATCGCCAACAGTGGATGCAATATCCATGCTGGTAATTATGCCCGCAAAGCTCACGCTATCAGTGCCGGAGGTGGTGCCGGTAGTAAACAGCTCAAACGTGGCGTCTGCAGGGTCTGCAGCAGTAATCACGTCTTCGATAAATGCAGCTTGACCAGTTGCATCTGGGTCATATACCAGTTCAACGGTGCCAGAACCGCTGATCATGCTGCCGACAAATGCACGGAAGGTGTCACCGTGATCGGTAACGTCCAACGTGTCTTTGGTGATGTTCAGTGTCCAGCTGCGGGTTCCAACGATGGTGGCGTTAGAAGAACCAGCGGCGTCAAACTGGACCGCACCTTGCTCTCCGCGAAGGATGGCCATGAGTAGACATAGGAAGGGTCTATGCCTTCAAGTCTAACTCTTTACAACCGTCAAGCCATTATTTAGCGCGACCTCTCGCCTTTTTGTAGATGTCAGAATCAGCCTTACGAGCACCTCCTTTTCCCGACATATAACTGTTGACACGTCCCATTGCCCAAGCAGCCATCGAAACATTGCGGCTACCGCTCGACAAATATGCCCCTTGGCCGCGACGATAGACCTGAGCCAACTCGCCGTAAGTAAAGCGAGTGCCCTCAGCCTTTTCTCTTAGGGCCTTTTTTGTTCTTTCGTTTAGTGGTTTTGCTGGCATCCTGTTGGCTCCTGGAACGGCTGACGGCTTTAACGTCGATATTCTCGCCCCGCTTGTACTTCCTGGCAGTTTCTTTAATCTCTGCCGCCTTGGCGGCTCGATTTTTAGAGCCAGAAAGGTACTTCTGTGCTACCCCAGTCTTGGGATCCTTGCGGGTTTTGCGAAACTTACGAGCAGCCATCACATCTTTTTGCTGCCTTTCTTCTTGCCCTTAGGCTTTTTCTTGCCGCCAGCTCCGTAATGACCAGGCATGACAACTAGGTGATGGGGTACGTCTAGTTTAACGGGCCTTGGTTGTGTATTCCAGCGTTACCTGACGCCGACTGCCCTCAGGCGACTTCCAACGCGGAAACTTGACCAAAATCGACGGGTCCAGAACCTCTTCAGGTGGCTGCAACGTCCTCCAACGGTGGTCACACTCGTTGCAAACACGGTCTCGGACTGAATCCCCCTCCTGTGACGTGTACTTCCCTAAAACGCGAGTCTCATTTGAGCCACACTTTGGACAGAGAGGCGCATTCAACGGACGAAACATCCTTAATACAGGCGGTATGACGTAGTTCCCATGGCCTCAGGCTTGGCCAAGTTGAACTGCTGCAGCACAAGATACCCGAAAGCATCAAAGGCGTGGTCCACTCCCAGATTTTTGTTAGGCAAACCAGTGCCTGGGGCGTAAGTCAGCGTCCTCAACGACTTGATCAACTCCTTGCAACGTGGGTGGATCTTGACCCTTCGCGCTCCAGATGCATCCATTAAACCCGTGTTGACCGCTGTGATCTTGTCTCGGATCTTCCATGGTGATCTAGGGCTTTGAACCGTGAATCCACTGCGCCTGAGGATTGCGTGGTCCGTTACGCCTACACCGCTTGTTTTCCTGGCACCGCCTGTTGGGTCAGGACAAGCGATAACCCGACGATCCACACCGTATCTACGGGTAACTTCTTCCGCAAAATCCCAGGTCGTAGCCCCGCCCGTCAGCATGATCTCGTCAAACACATACAACGTGTCCTGATCTTTGACCGCACAGATGCCAGACATTGGATCCACGTTGAAGTCAACGCCCAACAGCAGCGGCTGGATCGAGATGTCCTTCGCTTCTGTT